ACGGATCGGATCGGGCAGGCCGATCCGATCCGTAGCGTGAAGGTTATTTAGTAGCCTTGGGCGCCTTGCCGGCGCCACAAGCGGCCTTGCTCATGGCGGCCTTGCCCTGGATGGACAAGACAGCGCCCCGATCCGCGTCGACGTTCATGCCCTCGATTGCGGCGCGCCGCACAATCTCCAACATGACCGCGCCGGGGGTAGCCGTACCGGCGGCGATTGCTTTGAGGAACGCGAGCGCTGCCTTGTCCAATGCGTCCGATTCTTTGCCCGTGTCAGCGAAGGTGGGCGCGGCGGGCATGGTCGGATCGGGCGCGCCCGCGGTGAACGCTGCCTCGATGACCGTATCGTAAACGATACGGTTACTGCCGTAGCCTTTGCCCTTGACTTGGGTGCGGAGGGAGGCGAGCGCGGGAGCGGGAGCGGGAGCGGGAGCGGGAGCGGGAGCGGGAGCGGTCTTAGCGGACATTGTGTGTCATCCTCTGCGCGCAGATTGAGGGGAGGGAGAGACTACGCGCGGCGCGCGGCGCGAGTAGCCTAAACGACGAAAGGCCCCCCCACGGGGAAAGGGCAAGGCACGGCCTATCCGCGCACAATGCCCCGCCCGTGGGGGGAGGGACCGGGGAGGAGCGGGGCTATTCGCCCCGCCGCCCACCGACACAATCACTGTATCCTATCAATCGGTAGCCCGCACGCGGATCGGGAGAGATAGCACACGTCCTGACAATCCCCTGACATACCCTAAGCGGGTAGGGTGCTCGCCCCGATCCTGCTCTATCCGTACAGACCGATCCGGGGGATAGGCTGATAGGCGGACACTGGATGACCGGATAGGCGCGTGGCGTACAGTGTCCGGCCCCGGATACCCGGTGAAAGCGCCGGATAAACGCCGCTTATCGTCGTGTAATATGGCGGGTGAACACGCGGACCCGAGGATGGGAACGGCTCCCCCCGGGGGCGGGGCCAGCCCAGGGGCCGTAGAACGCGCCACAGGGGCCTTCCCGGGGCGGCCCGCGGGGCGAGGGGAGCGTCCGGACACTGTACAGGCAAGGGCGGGCCCGTAGCAGGGTATCGGATTCCTGGCCTTGAACGCCGGATATCGGCTATCAAGGCTCGAGCCCGGAAACCCAGGATCAAGGCCGGGTATCGACTATCAAGGCTCGAGCCCGGAAACCCAGGATAAACGCCGGACATCGGCTATCCATGCGAGGGCATAGGGGCGCAGCGGCCTATGTCGTTGATCTTTATGGGTATGTCCATAAGATAAGGATAAACCCCTATGACCATAAGGGGTTCCCCCTATCCGGGCCCGACCGCGTAGACTTAGGCCCTATCGCCTATCGCTTAGCCCCTATCACTTATCACCCGGCAGCTCAGGGGCATCCTTTCACGCGCGGGGGGTGTTTATAACACCGTGTACCCTCTTCGATACACATACGCGGCGCCTATCCGACCCACTTTCAGCCCCGATACGGCCGCTCCAAGCCCCGCAGCCCGCCCTCCGCCGCGCCCGTACGGTGACAAGCCCGTGCCCCGCGACACTTTCACTGACCTGCTCGTCCGTTCAGTAGGCGCCGGGCGCCGCCGCGAGGGTCAACTGATACCAGATAGGCCTATCTTATGCCATTTTGATAACGGATAAGCATAAAACTGGGGTGATTGACCTATCTTCGTCTCTTCGGAGTCTCGTCTGGCCACGGTGGCCACGGGTGGCCAGGGGTTGACACGTCAACTCGTGGCCAGGCTGGCCGGCTCGAGAGCGCCGTGCTGGAGCCCATTCTGCGGAGTTGTCCGCCTGCAGTGTGGACGTACTGAACAGACCACCCCTGGCCAAATGAGAATGCCGACCAGCCCTCGATTCTACTACTCTCTCTTCCTCTTCTCTTCAGTAGAAGAGAGGGAGAGAGGGAGTAGATCATTGGAGCCGAAGGGGGGGGGGGGGGTGATCAGATCAGATCTGGGGAGGGTGCTCGGCGCCAAAAATCGGGCCTACCCCTGGCCAAAACCGCGAAAGCGCAGGCGGAAGCTCGATTCCCACTGGACTGGGGTACACCTGTTCAGTACGTCCACGATAGTCGAGAATCGCGTGCTGCAGCACCTTTTGAGTGGACGTACTGAACGACCGTTCAGCCGTGGCCAGCGTGGCCAGGGCGTGGCCAGAGCGAGGACTGGACGCCGCCCCCTCCTTGGATTAGGCTGGATAGGCCACCAGGAGAGCCACAATGACCGTGAAAGCTAAGCGTAAGGCCCTGCCTAAGGGACGCCTCCTATCCCTCGGTATCTTGCATCCCATGAGTCCGGCCGCCGCCGCCTTTCGGGCCGTTAGCCGGGTAGCCGATAAGGAGGGGTCGCTCTGGTCCGACCTTGACTGGAAGCTCGCTAAGCCGAGAGGGTCGTCTAAGACTGCGGCTAAGGGCCTCGGGTCGCGTAAATATCTAAAGGATACGAAGCCTCCCCTTCGCCTCGGGACGCCCTCGTTCCCTGGGACGCTCTGGACCCTCTTGGCGCTCCTCTGCCCCTCGCAGATGCCCTCCAGTGACCCGGATGCCTGGGCCACGCTCGGCTCGGAACATTATCGGCCGCGGGCCTTCACCCATCCGACGGCCATCCTCCCGCCTCCCTACGAACACGCCGCGTTCCTTTACATGCACCTGAACCGCTTCCCGCCGGCGGCCAGGGCCCTCGGGGTACACGAGATCCTCTCGGACAAGGACCTCAGCAGGATCTACCGCTTCCGCTACGCGACCCACCTGGCTAAGCACATGCCCCTCGGGCGGCTCCTCACCCTCTCGATCGAGGTCTTCGTCCCCCCGGCCCGCTGGCCCCAGCCCCTCCTCGAGACCATCCTCCGTCATCGGACTGTGACGCCCTATGCGCCCTCGCCACAGCGGGTCGCGGACGTCCTCCTCATGGGGCGCCCCCTCGCGCCTGCGCCCGTCCCACGGGTCAGGGGCGAAGCGACCATCGCGGACGTCGTCGAGCCGAACGCCTACCTCCTCCTCATCCTCCTCGGCCTCACGCCCGAGCAGATGGCCCAGACCCTCCCGCTCCCCGCCGCCCGGATGGCCCAGCTTGCCTCCCAGGCGCTCTCCCGGGCCATGACCTCGAGCTCCCTCTTCTGGATCTGGTTCTCCGGCGTGGACACCCGCAAGCTCCCCTGCGCGAGCATCATCCCCGAGGAGGTCCACCGGGCGCTCGAGGTCGACGCCTACCCGCCCAACTGGACCCGGGCGATCAGTCACGTCCTCCGCTACCACATTGACACGGCCCTCCGGGACGGCGTCGCCCAGCCGCGGCCCATCCCCTCGCCCTCCGAACGGGTCCCCGCCGGACACACCTGGGACTCCCTCCACCAGGCGCTCACCGATCCGACCAACTACATCCTCCCCCACTACGAGCGAAAGACGCGGGAACAGAGACTTAGGGCCGTCGGCGCCCGTGCCGATCTCGACCACTACCCCCCTGATCCCGAGAAGAATTACGGACGGGTCATCGTTCGACATGCCGCCAGGGGCAAGCTATACAAACTGTCCCGCCCCGAGTCGCTTCGCCTCCTCGAGGAGCTCGCGCAGGGCATCAGGAGAGCCCGCCAATGACCGACCTCCCGCCTCTCCGGTCCTTTCAAGACGTTCGGGACGTCCTCTCGAACACGATCCACCAGGTCCGGGAGCGAGATCTCACCGGGGACCAGGCGAAGAGCATCCTCGGGCTCCTCACGCTCGCCTCCGAGACGCTCGTCAAGGAGGATGCCATCAACCGGGCGGTCCTCGCCAACACGTCCCCCACACCGGGCGTGCGCTCCGAGACCACCACGCCGGCCCCTGCAGCCTTCGCGCCGGGCTCCTTCATCCTCAACCTCAACGTCGGGGACCAGAACCGGCCTCACCACGTCCCCGTCTTCGACCTCGATCCCGCGCCACAGGCCGAGATCGTCGAGCACGTCCCCGACGTCTCCATCGCCGAGCACCTCGACAAGGCCAGGAAGGACGCCCACGGCAAGAACAATGACCTCCGCGCCCGTCTCCTCGCCCGGAAGACCCACCCATGAGCGCCGCGACCAAGCCGATCCCCCTCCGCGAGCAGCTTGACACCGCGGCCGGGCAGGCCGAGTTCGCCAAGAAGGTCACTGACCCCGCCTTCCTTGCCCAGCTCAAGGCCCTCTTCCTCTCCCCGGAGTGGGCGCTTCGCAATCTCCTGGCCGTCCAGGGGCAGACCGAGTCCAAGATCGTCTCCTACGACCCGGACGAGGCCTCCTACTCGCTCCAGCAGGACATGATCCGCTACTGGGCGAACCCTCCGCGGAACATTGACGGCTACACGAAGTGGTTCGTCGCCCTCGGGCCGCGGCAGATCGGCAAGTCGACCGTTCCAGAGCTCCTTGGGACCCACGCGGTCATGTCCTCGCCTGGCTGGGACCACGTCTGCGAGGCCGACACGGACAAGCGGGCGTCCTACCTTCATCAGCGGGCGCAGATCGCCTACGCCGGATGTCCGGCTTTCCTCCGTCCGCCGCAGGTTTCGACCAAGGAAGTGCGGCAGCTCACCCTTCGACACGGCCAGACGACCTCTCGGCTTCGCTCACGGACGGCCGGCGCGGAAGCATCGGGCGTCGGCGAGACTCCTACGTCCTACCATGCGTCCGAGATGGGGTTCTGGCCGAACTTCGCGATGTCCTGGACGCTTACGGCACCCTCTTTCCGCAATAACAAGAACGCTCGAATCATCGCCGAGTGTACTCCGGTCCCTCCGTCGATGGCTTCCGGCGAACAGTGGCGCGAGTTCTGCCAGGCAGCGCGCTCTGCAGGCCCCGAAGATCGCCTCTTCTACCGTTTCTATCCCTTCTGGGACTCCAGAGTCAACGCGCGGACCTGGGTGTCGACCTGGACGCTCGATTCTGACGAACAGAACCGGATGAACAAGTACGGACACCTCGGTTTGACCAAGGCAAACCTCGCTTTCCGGCGTGAAACCATCAAGACGGACGAGGAGATCCGCAAAGACCCCCGCCTCTTCGACCTCTGGTATCCCTCAGACGACCTGACCTGCTGGATCTCGGCAGGAACGGGAGTGATCCCAGAGAACTGCCTCGCGAAACACCTCAAATCGGATGATCTCATCGCCTGGAAGGGGGACGAGACCTACATTGAGTACGAAGAACCCCAGCCTGGGGTCCTTTACGTCATCGGCGTGGACCCCTGCGGCTTCGCGGCGCGAGATCATGCGGCGTTTCACGTCCTAAAGGTCTGGAGAGGGGAGTGGACCCAGGTCGCAGTCCTCGCCGGGCACATCGATCCCGTCACCCTCTCGCGAAAACTCGAGGAAGTGGGTCTCCGGTACAACAAGGCGCTCATCGGCATCGAGAGCAACGGCGTCGGACAGGGTCCTCTGACCTATCTCGTCCAGAACAACTACCCGAACCTCTACTACAAGGCCGCCGGGAACCCCGGCCTCCCCTCTACGGGCGCTTCACAGCAGGGACACCTCGCAGATCTCACGACGGCGCTCATGGACGAGCTCGTTCTCCACGATAAGGAGACGGTTGAGCAGCTTTCTACGTACAAGAACGACAAGACCTTCGAGGCGGCGGTCTCCACTGAGGCGCTACACAACGCAACCGCCATCTTCTCCGAATCCGGCTCGGGTCGGCGGAAGAAACACCACTGGGACCGCGTCAGCGCGCTCCTGATCGCCGTCCAGATGGCCAAACAGGTCCCGCAGAGGTTCCGTCCCTCCGAAGAAGCGGGCGGGCCTGGGTTTCTCGATGCATCTAAGAGGGTCAGGCGGCGGATCGACGGCGAGAACCCCTCTTTCGCCGACGAGATCGCGAAACTGACCCCTCAGCAGAGGGCCGTCTACGACGCGCTCCGTTCCCGCTACCAAGGCGGCAGCACCTGGGGACCGAGACGAGGATCTAGGGCCTGGGGTTGACATTCTCCTCACGAAGAGGTACTTCGCGCCTATGGACCAGTCCGCCCGCTCCGGCCCCCCGCAGAACGAGGTCCGCCCTGCCCCGCAGATGGCGGACAAGTTCATCGTCGACCTCGTTGAGCGCCATCAGCAGGCGGTCGAGAGGCATCTCCTGCCCTTCTACTCGAAGGTCCACCTCGCCTACGTCGGCAAGACCGCGATGGACGAGGCCGGCGGCATCAAGACCGCCCTCCTCGACCAGGGGACCAACGACGAGGACGAAGGCTACCTCCAGGAGCCGATTCTCTATCAGCTGATGGACACGCTCACGGCGACGGTCACGCCGCCGACGCCCGCGGTCGAGATCCTCCCGCAGACCAACGCGGTGACGCAGAGCTCGGCGCAGACGGCGCAGCACCTGGTCAACAACGCCTTCCGGCGCCGGCGCCTGACCGTCGATCTCGGCCGGATGGTCACCCTCACGGGCCTCTTCGGGACGTCCTACATCAAGACCACCTGGCAGGTCAACGAGAAGCTCCCCCGCTTCGACGTCATCCACCCCAAGGACCTCTTCGTCGACCCTCTCGCGAAGAAGTGGGAGGACATCCGGTACGTCATCCACCACACCGTCATCCCGGCGGAGGTCGTTCGCCTTCGGGTGGAGAGCGGGGAGTACTCCGCCGAGGCCGCGGAGAAGATCCTCAAGGGGGCGTCCCCGAACACGCGGGCGAGCATCGACCCGATCGGCCGGGTCTACACGGCGGACACCGGAAGCATCACCGTCCGCGCTTCGGCGCTCACCATCTCGGACGACGCGACCCAGCACGAGCAATCCCTTGAGGACGTCTGCGACGTCTACGAGGTCTTTGACTTCGTTCATGAACAGTTGATCCACGTCGCCGGGAACCAGCGCAGCGGCGCCCGGGTGGTCGTGGCGCGGACGGATCTGCCCTATCGGCTGGTCCAGAACCCGTTCTCCATGCTCCGGTTCACCGACAGCCTGGACAGCCTCCGCGGCGTCAGCATCGCGCAGCTCGTCACGCCGCTCATCGAGCAGCGGCACCGCATGACGACCATGCGCCTCCGCCACGCGGCGTCCATGATCCCGCGGACGCTCATGCGCGCCGACGTCGTCAAGGACCCCGAGGAGGTCCAGGCCAACATCCTGCAGGCAGCCACGCCGGGGCACATCATCCCCGTCACCATGCAGGGGAGCGGCGTCCAGCACCTCCCGCTCGAGGCCCTCTTCTGGTCGACGCCGGCGCCGCCGCTCCCGCCCGACTACGACAAGGCGCTCAACGACCTGGAGGAGGCCATCTATGCGACGGCGGGGATCTCGCCCCACATGCGGGGCCAGGTCGGCGAATCCCGTGTCGCGACTGAGCTCGCCCTTGCGGATGCGTCGAACCAGACGCGACAGGGGCGCATCTTCCAGGCTGTCGGCTTCCTCATTGAGGATCTCGCTCGGAAGGTCCTCGATCTCTACGCCGAGTTCCTCGCCGACCAGGGTATGTACCTGCGAATCGACGGGCGGATCAAGGAGTTCGGCCCTGACGAGCTGCCCTTCACACCGGGGATCTCGACCATCGGGTCTCTTGACGTGAGCGTGACCCCCTACTCTCCGCAGGAGCAGACGCGGGCGGTTCTCGCGCAGAAGGTCATGACCTTCATCCCGCTCCTCCAGGGAATGAACCCGCAGTCGCTCGATACTCAGCGGATTCAGGAGTACCTCCTCTCGGTCGCAGGTCTTCCTCACGACCTGGTCAAGACTCTGGAGGCGCAGGCCGAAGAGGCCGAGGCGATGGCCCAAGCCGCGGAGCAAGAAGCGGCTGTCAAGGGCGCGTCAAGCGCCGGGTTGCCTATCCCTCCCGGGACGGTTACCAAGGGCGGAGATACTCAGGCTACCCAGGCCGCGGGATCTCCTCGCGCTCAGGGTGCGATGATCGGCGGCGCCGGAAAGCGGTAGCCTCTGGAGGTTCAAGATGATCAAGGGAAGCATGTCCGGCTCCGGCAAGAAGAACAAGGTCGAGGGGCTGTACGGAGGCTACCGCTCGATGGAGAGTGAGGGTGTTTCGCCTGGCATGGACGCCTCTCTCAAGGCTGCGCAGCGTCCGGGCGAGAGCGACGCGCTCCGTCCCGCCCCCGACACGATCCGCACCGCCGGTCAGCGCGCTGTTGAGGCGGTCACCCCTGGAGTGGGCGAGGTGATGGGCGCCGTCGCCCCTGGTTCTTTCGTGAAGGATACCGGAGACTCCCGTTACGTCTACAACGTCGGGCAAGACGGTTCCGTCACCTTCAAGAGCCCGATCAGCGGCAAGGTCATCAAGCTCAGCAAGAACGAGACCGATCCCCGTCGGGCCAAGGCGTATGCGGCCATCCTCGACCAGGTGCGCTCCACCAACGCGAACATCGGCGCCGCCGAGAACAAGGCGATCCTCGATCAGTCGAACGCTGACATGGCCGCGCGCAAGAAGGCGTCCGACGAGATGGGGCGTTTCTGATGTCCACCTCCCAGTTGCCCCCGATGGCCTCTGGTGAGGCGGCGCCCTCCGGTGATGACGAGGCATTTGTCGCCGTCATCATCGAGACGATGGCGACCGCTCTGCCGGAGATGCTCAAGAGTGACCCTGCGTTCAAGGCCGCGGTGCTCGAAGCCCTTGGCCTGTCCGGCGAGGCCAACGAGCCCTCCGAGAGTGAGGAAGGCGAGGACGAGGACATCGACAGCATCCTGATGGATCTCGAGGACGTGGCCGAAGGTGACGACATCGGCGGCGACGAAGACCTCGATTCGCTCCTGATGGACCTGGAAGCCGAAGCCTGATCGCCGGAACGAAGAGAGGAGAGGACCATGCCCTTTGTAGCCATCGAGTGCTGCGGAAAAAGTCAGGAGGACTATGTCTTCCCTGATGAAGTCAGCGGCTTGTCTCTGAGCGGAACGTGCGAGGTCTGCGGGGCTTCCGTGCCAGGCAGCGTCGTCATGAACCTGTCAACGGGACATCTGCCCATGAGCTACGGGGGCAAGACCGTCGCCCAAGTGGACAGGGAGTTCGCCGACTACGGCGGCGCTGTGCGCCACTTGGAGCGCGGGACGGACGAGCACCGGCGCCACGTCGCCGAGATGCGCGAGATCAACGAGGCGGCGGCCAAGGATGCCGGCTACGCGGATCGGCGGGACATGTTCCGCAAGATCCGCGCTCGAAAGAACGGGACCGCCGCAGCACCTCCCCCGCGCCGCCCGGCGCAGCGGGAGGCCTGATGTCCGTCTCCGAAGCACCCGCCGCGCCTGCGGCCTCCGCGCCCTCCGCGCCCTCGGCGCCCTCGACATCCGCCGAGGCGCCGGCATCCGCCCCCTCGTCGACCCCGTCCGAGAGCTCGGGCCAGGGCTACTCTGCGTCCGGGCTGCCCTCCTACGACTGGGAGGCCTGGACGCCTGGCCAGGATGTGCCCGAGCCGTACCGGCCCGGCATCTCCCGCGTCGAGGCCTACTACAAGGCCCAGCAGGAGAAGGCCGAGAAAGAGATCCGCCAGTTCATGTTCGGCGAGACCGACGACAACCCCTACGTCCCCAAGTCCCAGGTCGAGAAGGACCTCGCGCGCCTCCGGGAGCTCGAGGACCAGAGCAGCGTGTGGACGAAGGAGAAGGAGGATCTCCTCGCCAAGATCTCGGCGGCGCCCGACGAGGCCGCCATTCGAGAGGCGGTGCGTCAGGAGGTCATGGGCGAGGCCTTCGCCTACGCCAAGGCCGAAGGTGAGCGGGCAGCTGCCGCCTTCGCCACCGACTACCTCGACACGCTCCCTCCCCAAGAGGCAGCGCGCAAGGCCGACGCGGTCATCGAGATCATGGACCTCGGCGTCGACGCTGTCGTCGCCTTCGACGTCGCCCGTCTGGACGACGCGGGGATGCAGGACTTCCGAGAGCTCGTCGAAGGCGGGATGGACCACGCCAAGGCGCTGTCAAGAGCTCGTAAGGCCGCAACGGAGCGGTCCCGTAAGCCTTCTGCCGCGGCGCGTTTGACATCTGGCTCACAGCCCGTTAGCGTCCTCGGTAACCGGAGTGGGGAAGCCCGGCAGGAGCGACAGGCCCCTCCCGGCTCAGCCCGAGAGAGCCTGCGCCGGTTCGTCACCACACCCACCTGATAGAGGAGACCGACTATGGCCCTGGCAACCCATCCCTTCTTCGACGCCATCGGCGCGAAGCGCCTCCCGGAACTGCACCGCAAGGTCAGCGAGACCATCGAGAACAAGGTCGCGCTGTTCGAGCCCGCCTACGCCCTCATCGAGGACGTCGGTCGGCCGCTCGTGATGCAGATGCCCTACGGCCAGATGAAGTACCATCACGGCTGGGACATCGACGCGGTCCCCGTGATCACCGGCATGGAGTTGCCGGACTACACCTCCGGGCAGCAGGACACCAAGGTCCTGTCCTACAACTACCACCTGATCCGCGGCGGCTTCTCGGTCGACCTGCAGACCATCTTCGAGGAGATGAGCACCGGCCAGGACTCCTCGGCGTCCCCGTCGACCGACTCGATGCTCACCTCGTTCGAGCGCAACGCCGAGCGCAACATCAACATCCTCAAGCAGTTGATGGGCCGCTGGTTCCTCCGCGGCGACTTCAACGTCGACGGCCGCCTCGCCGCCGCCAAGGAGGCCAAGCTCCTCGGCGCCATCAAGGGCGTGACGACCATCTGGGGTGAGGACAGCACCAGCTACTACCCCCGCGGCGTCACCTCGCACGGCCTGCTCCAGTTCGCCACGCCCGCCGCCCAGGCGCTCTCGGCCCGCGCGCCCTACGGCCTGACCAAGTACGTCGGCACCGACGACGACATGGGCTGGTACAACCAGTACGTCCAGTGCAACGGCCCCGAGACCGTTCACACGATGCTGCAGCGCCTCGCCGGCGAGATGTCGCTCGACCCGCACTACCAGGACGGGAACGCTCCCGACGTGGCGTACGCGGACAACGAGACCATCCAGCAGCTCGCGGAGCACATCGAGAACAAGGTCCTGCACGTCATGGACTCGAGCGCGCCCACCCCGGGCCTGCAGAAGCGTGGCGCCGAGCTCATCATGAGCTTCTCCCGCGAGTTCGGGCGGCCGGTCCACATCATGCAGTTCGGGAACGTCAAGCTCCCGGTCTTCAACACCCCGGCGTACCAGTACAACCGGGACACGAAGATCCAGGACCTCGGCGGCATCATGGTCGGCCTCTGCACGAAGGACTGGCGCCGGCTCCAGTTCTCGAAGGCCCTGAACGACTCGATCGCGACCGGCGGCATCGAGTTCTTCCCCGCCTTCTCGGACAGCCAGTTCGCCATCGGCGACTTCCGTCCCGACCCCGAGGGCCGCTTCGCCTGGAAGCAGGACTGGCTCTACGGCGTGGGCCACGTCGTCGAGCAACTGCGCACGCACTTCACCGCCAGCGGCACCGTGTCCGTCGACGAGACCGCCTGAGCCCCAAGATCAAGAAGGAGTTGACCCCATGAACCACCAGTTCCAGATCTCGCTGGAGACCGCGCAGAAGGTCGTCACGGCGGCCTCCTCGCTCAAGATGCCCCTGGGCAGCTTGGCGCTCGCGCCGCCGACCTACCCGTCGGTCGACCTCGACCCGGGCGGCCAGGACCGCGTCGAGGTCATCCTCGTCAAGAACACCTCGGGCGGCACCCTCGCCAAGGGAGAGGTCCTGGCCCGCGACATCTCCACCGCCGACAAGTCCAAGGGCTACGGCGTGGTGAAGGCCGGCACCGGCATCCACCCCGAGCGCGTCGTGGGCGTGGTCCCCGAGAACATCTACGACGAGAACGGCGCGGCGCTGACCACCATCGCCGACGGTGACTACTTCTTCGCCGTGCGGAACGGGAACGTCAAGATCCTGACCCGCACCGGTGACGACGTCGTCGCGGGCCGGGGCGTCATCGTCAATGGCACCACCGCCGGCACCGCCGACGAGGCCGCCGCGACCACGGGGGCCGCCTTCGGCTACTGGCTCGCGGACGGCACCGCCCCGGCGCTGACCCTCGCCAAGGTCAGCTGCCGAGGCTGAGCCAGGCAGGGGACGCCCTGGACAAGTCCCGTCCCCGTGGATAGCCGAAAGCGTCCACGGGGACGGGCTTCGCTGTTCCTAAGAGGAGGTCGGTCGTGGCCGTTCTGCAGTCCCCCACCCCCACCAGTTCGCTCCGGCGCATCATCGACCTGGTCCGCCGCGAGCTCAACTGGGGCCCGACCGTCTCCCCCGAGTTCGAGGAGGCCGTCATCGAGCAGGTCAACATCGACCTGATCGACCTCGCCACGGAGAACCCGCACTTCTTCACCTCCGTCGAGTGGGAGATGCCTGTCGAGGTAGACTTCGTCTGCAACGCGGGCAACGAAGACGACCGGGTGCTGCGCCACGCGACGGACTCCTTCGTCCTCTACCGCACCTCCGTCTCTGGTCTGGATGACTGGCCGATCGACCGTACCTGGGACTCGCGCTGGATCGAGATCACCAACGAGGACGGAGAGACGGAGCGCCGGCGCATCCGGGAGGTCTGGAAGGTCAAGCCGCAGCAGGGTGCCGACACGCTCTACATGACCGTGGACAGAGCCCTGACCATCGTGGGAGACGACCTGCAGTTCCGCGTTTACACGAAGCAGTACCCTCTGCCCCTGAACTTCATGACCCTCGTCGGCTCTGGCTTCCGTCGCCGGGGGCAGACGTTCCCTTCGACGATCGGCGGAGAGCACCTCGTCCGCGCCGACGCGGCGGACCCAGACGACCGCAACAGCCTGGACAGGGTTTCCGACTACCCCCGGCACTGGTGGGAGGGGCCGCCCGAGGAGATCCGCGCGCCCGAGGGCCCGACCATCGCCGAACACGCATCCGGCCAAGGGCACCCGCAATGGGACGGAGAGGACGTCCCCGGGACCTTCCAGTACGCTGCCGCGCTCGGCTGGGGCGTCTGGAAGGAGCAGTCGAGGGCCGACGAGTCCTGGACCTACCGTCCCGTCCCGCGCTACCTGTCCGCCCTGGGCGAGGCGAGCGCCCAGGTCACGACCACGGCAGGCGGCTCCGCCGTCAAGCTCCTCCTGCCCGACATCTCCTGGTTCGAGGGCTGGGGCGGCGACGTGTTCAGCCCGGCCATCGTGACGCCTGACGAGCTCCGCTGGGGCCGGAACGGCCTCAAGTGGTACATCTTCCGCCGCCGGCTGGGCTCGTCGGCAGGCAACGCCCCGCCGCACGCCATCACGTCGTTCCAGCGGCATGTCCCCGCCGACGGCTCCTGGTGTCTCTGGCGCGTCGAGCGGTCCAACGTCCGGGTCGTCTACGACCGAGGGACCTGGCCGCCGCCGCTGCGGGACTTCCGGCCCTCCTTCTTCCGCTTCCACAAGACGGTCATCCCGGGCACCGTCCCCCGCACGAATGGGGTCCTGGCCCTCCGCTACCACGCCTACCCCGACCCCCTCCTCTCGGACAGCGACTACGCGCGCATGACCCCGGGCACGGAGATGGCCCTCGTCTACAAGGTGGCGGCCAACATCGCCGGGCAGCAGGGGCGGCCGGACACGAAGCGGGAGCTCCTGAACCAGTACTACGGGACGCTCGCGAAGAACAGGTCGACAGCTCCGGTGACAAGCAAGATCGTCAAGCGCATCTTGCCGAGGATCTACTGATGTCCGGCGAACGAGTACGGATAGAGTCTCGAGGTCCGACCGTCCTCCGCGGGATGGACCAGAGGTTCGGCAGAGATCGCTCGCCCGACGCCGCGGACGAGGTCCTGAACCTCGTGCCGCGGGCAGACGGGATGCTCGTTGGAACGCGGGGCAGTGCCAAGTTCCACGGCTCCGAGCCAGGCAACAGCTTCTCCGGGACTCCTCGCGGCGTGTGGGGCGGCGTCCTCAACGCTCGAGAGGAATGGCTCGCGCACGGAGGCAGCGTCGTCTACAGGTGGTGGAAGAACGGCTGGCTGAGCGTAGCGGCAGGCCTGCCGGAGGAGACGCGGCACGGCCCAACGCAGATGGTGCAGACCCCGGCCGGCGTCGTGATCCTACCGCGCACCCTGCGGGGCGCCTTGCCCCTCATCTTCGACGGAGAGCGCGTCGAGGACCTCGGCTACAGCCGAGTCCCGGCCGCGCCCGAACCTGTCGGACCCTACTCGAAGGATGCGTCGGGCAACTCGACGCGGAACAACGAAGGGTACGACATCGACCTCTACAAGATGAACGACACCGCTCAGTGGGCTCAGAATCCGAACGTGACCCTCATGGGCTACGGCAAGGTGGGCACGACGGTCAGCACCATCGACTCCGGCACGGCGACGGGGAACGGCTCCGGGGCGCTCTACTCGGGTGAGTGGTCGGCGCGCGTGCAGATGATCGACCGGAGAGGGGACCTCTCTCCGCCGAGCCCTCTCTCGGCTCCCGTCCACATGGACATGAAGCTCCCTCCATCGAGCGGGACGCCTGACGCCATTCGGATGCAGTTCGCGTGGCGCGTCCCGTCCGGAGATCCGAAGACGATCGGCAGGGTCCTCTCTCGCACGAAAGACATGCGCAACAGCCCAACGGGAGCGATCAGCTACGAGGTCCGCCCGCAGACTGGTAGCGTCGGGACCTCGGCCTTCGCGACCATTCCGGACAACCACGTCGAGTTCTTCCCGGACAACTTCTCTGACGGTGAGCTTCTGACGCGCACCGAAGATGTCGCACCGATCCCGGCGTCCACGGCTTACGCCTTCCTTCTCGGCAGAAGCTGGTTCGGGACCGACAGCGGTCTTCTCTGGTTCTCGCAGAGAGGACGAATCGGCACCGTCCACCAGAACGACTACATGACCGTGGTCGGCCGTGTTCAGGCCATCGTGGCGCACACTCAGGGTGTGCTTGTGCTGACGGACAAGCAGGCTGTGTTCGTTCGAGAGCGCGAGGATAGCGAGAGCTTCGTCCCTCGCACGCTGAACGGCGTCCCTGGCTGCGTCGCAGGTGGCTCGGCGCAGACGCTGACCGACGGCTCCGTGATCTGGCTCTCGCCGAGCGGGTTCATGCGGCTCTCGGCAGAAGGAGCCGCCGAGAACATCGGCACGCTCGTCGACCGCTCCATCAAGAGCACCCTGCTCGGTCGTTGGGGGGAGACCTGCTCCTGCGTCGACCACGAGAAGCAGCAGTACACCGCGTGGGTCCCTCGTACGGGTGGGGCGCTCGCCTTTGTCCTGACCCTCAGCTTCGGCTGGAGTCTCCGGTCGGACGCCTATGAAGTGAAGGATGCCTTCGCCTATCGGGGGAGGATCTTCGTCGCTGGAAAAGGCAGGTCCGGTGACGGGTACGGCATCTTCTACTTGGACGCCGACCGGCTGTCCGACTCCGGCTCGCCGCCTGGCATCGGACAACTTCTGCGGACGCCCTGGACCAACCTCGGTGAGGAGTACAGGACGGCGCCCTCTGCCGTCACCTTCGAGGCCGAGGGCTACATGAGCACCAGCCTGGCGGTGCAGACGCTGCGCAACGGTGCGCTCGGCGCCCCTCCGGGGAGTCACATCGTCAACGTGCCGGACATCACGGTCTCGGAGTCGAGAGGAGCGTGGTCTTCTCTGGAAGCGACGGGCTACTGGGAGATGCCGGGCAACTACACGCTCAAGGCCCCCTTGTACTCGAACGGGAGCGTCCAATCGTTCGCGGTCCAGATCTACACGACGACCCCGGTCATCCTCGGCTGGATCAAGATGCACGAGAACAAGAACGGCAACAGCCGAGGTGCTCCGTGAAGTACTTTCCCGCGCTGCTTCGCCCTGAGCAAGAGGCGAGCGCAGAGAGCTTGAACGCGCCGCTCCGCGCCGTCGAGGAGGTCCTTTCCGCCGTCAGCGGAGACAACTTCGATGACGAGGTCTTCACCTGGGAGAACGTGCCTCTCGACCAGACGATGCGGATCGCTCACAAGTTCAGTGATCTGGAAGATGCTCTGACGCCTGACGCGGACCACATCACCTGCACGGCGTACGACACGACCACGCTGACCTATGATGGCAGTGCTGGAAACCCGGAGCCCTACACGCTCGCCTGGGCTCCTCTCGCTATCCGATTCGACGAGCTTTCTTTCGAGAAGAGCTTCCGCTCCGGCTTCCTCCACATCATCTTCTCTGCTCAAGTGTCGTCGAGCGGCAACGATCCGGCAGCCATCCAGTTCGCTATCCGCGTCGACGGCAACGTGATCCAGGAGTCTATCTGGGGAGGGTCCGCAAGCACGCAGGACCCGATGGCAGGGTACAGCCAGACAGAGTTCCCGGTCATGGTCCAGGCCATGATGCCCGTGTTCGACGGCGTACACACGGTCGAGGTCGTCTACCGGAATGTGACCTCCTGGCAGGACGCAGACGAGCGCGTCGCTGTCTATCGCGTTACGAGCTATGAGTTCATCTGCATGGAGATCGGCGGAGCATGATCACACCAGGCGCGGCGAGGACAACAGCAAGCGTGACCGCGGAGTTCACTTCGCTGGACTCGCGCGCCAACGCCCTTGGTGAAGAGGACATCGCCGCCGGGTCCATTCGGCGAGAGGAGTTCTCTGCGACCAGCGGAGAGACCCCTTTCACGCACGCCATTCTGCAAGAGATCGGTGGGGACAAGTCCCTCTTTCTCGGGACATCTGACGGAGATAAGGCTGTCAGTCCCGACACTGAGCTTGTGCTTGTCCTTTTCGCCACTGACGCTGTTATCCCCGGAGGCGCGGATTCGTCTAAGGGCTGTCACGGCCTGCTGGTCACTTGGTCTACGTACCTGGTCCACTGCCACACGTACCGAGGGGTCGGTGACTCCGGGTGGGCAGGGGCGACGAAAGGACCGAGTGACAGTGCCTGCGTCGTCGAGACGTGGCTCCAGGTTCGAGGGTCGACGTCCACGTTCTATGATCTGCCAGGCACGCGGAGATACCTGCGAGCAGGGGCCCGGCAGCAGCAGTACGTAGACGACGGATCTGGCGGCCTCGTGCTCGTAAGCCGTCTTGAACGAGCGGCCTATATCACTTGTGATGGTGCTTGTCTTATCACGGAAGATCGTCTGACCGACATCGGCCTCGATAGGGTCTCCGGCGTTCGTCTCGTCGGTCGGTACGTGATGTCTGACGTAGATTATGGAGATCTCACAGGAGCAGGGGTCGCGTCTCCCGAGGCTCTGCTCACTGATTCCGTGTTGACTGTTCACATTGTGCGGAACGCGGAGATGCCCTAATGCCTACGTTCAACACGCCGCCAGCAAACCCTCTCGCCTACGCTTCGGTCAACAGCGCCCTGGCCGGGGTAATCTCGGCAGCCTCCTATAGAAGTCTGGAGGCCCTTGACGCCGGCAACATCGAGAACGAGACGCTGACTCAGCGGCTCATCAACGTGCGCTCTTGCGTTCAAGTATTCGGACCCATCTCCGCGGTCTATCCGCGAGATTGGAAGGCCAGCATCTTTACCGAAGAAGATCTCGCTATCCCTATCCCGGGAGCGTCTCTGTCGTTTGACCTGGAGGAAACTTGCACCCCGCAGGTCATGTTCCAGTTGTCGTGGCAGGCGCTCATCTCGCCGCCGCCGGAGAACGGGAACACGGTGATGCAGTTGGCAGATGAGCCCCAGAGAGCAAAGCTGTGGCTTCATGTCGACGGAGAGACGGAGATCTGGTCTACGTCGCATCGGCTGCCTTACGTCGTCGCGCGGGAGCAGTGGTACTCTCGGGGCAAAGCAGCCCCGTTCGACGCGGTAGGTCCCGCTGGCGATGCCCACGACATCGACCCCGCGAGGCAGCGCACCGTCGGCGGCTTCTACAGTCTCGGCCAACTCCAGGCAGGACGGCATCATGTAGCCCTCGCCATCTGGTACTCCGGTCAAGGCATTGTTAGGGTGCGCTCCTCTCAGATGGCCGTCATCGCGCGGTACAGGTAGGCCACATGCGGGCATACGACGACATTCGGACCTTCTCCCCTCGGCGCCGCGAGAAGGCGCTGGTCATGGAGGACATGGAGGCCGCCCGCTCGGGCAAGCAGGTCATGTCGGAGAGCGAGGTCGAGCAGGCCGCCTCCGCTGGGCAGATGGCCGCCGCCTCGCAGGCGGCGCAGATGCAGGCCGGCGTCGCGCGCGAGGCGATGGCCGGAGGCCAGCCCGCCTACGCCGGCCAGGCCGCGAAGATGAACGCGGAGATCGCGGGGCAGGCTGCAGACGCAGCGGCCGTGTCGCGCTCCAACGCCAACGCGCTCAACGCGCAGCTCACGGCGCAGCGGAACCAGGCGGCCCGCGCGGCGCTGGCCATGCGCTCGCAGCGGCGGAACGACAACATCTGGAAAGGCGTCGGCGCGGCCACGCAGGTCGCGGCGGCTGCCGCGAGCGACGGCCGCATGTTCGGCACCGCCCTCCCCGAGTAGGAGCAGATCATGGCGACTCGACGCGAAGCTCTGACCGCAGCGGCCCACAAGGTGCTGCTCAGCAACCCCGGCCTCTACCGGGACATCACCAACGTCCAGGCCCTCCGGCGCGAGCAGGTGAGCCGCGCGGCGCAGCGGCTCCTCACGCTCAACGACCCCGGGGCAGGCGCCGTCGAGCGCGCCTTCCAGGACGCGGGTGAGATGTCCAAGGAGCTCCCGAAGCTCCTGGACACGAAAGCTGACCTGATGGGCAAACTGCAGGAGACTGTGCAGGAGGCCCTCAAGCGCAAGAATCAGTTGGACGATGGCGCGGTCAAGATCATCGTTGCAGGTATCGGCTCCGAGGGGCAGACGAAGCAGGCGTACATCAACGGGCTGAGCGCGCAGGACGTGGCAGGTATCAAGGCGCGCGTAGAGATCGAACAGGCTCAGGGCGATCTTACGCGGGACACGCTCAGCGCCGTCGGCGCGGCAAGCACGCCAGAGGCTCTGAAAGCAGCCGACGAGAAACTCTCGCAGTTCCGCGCGCTCTCTGCAGCGGGAGGGTCGAACCCCGACACAGGAACTCAAGAGTTCTTCAACAGTCTCTCGACACAAGCAACGGCGCAGATGCTCGCCGCCGCCGCCAAGACCAACGACCAGGGCCTGATCACCAGCATCCAGACCGGACTCGAGACTGCGGGTAAACTCGACGCCGTGGTTGGTTACCTGAGCGACGTCGCTCAAGCCAACAACGCACTTCGCGCGCGCGCCGATGGGGTCAGCAACGAGACCCTGATCGCCGGCCCCGAAGGAGTCACGCAGGCAGATCGGCAAAGGAACGCCTTGAAGGCCGGGCTCTTCGCCATGAGCCCCTCGCGGGCGCAGAGCCTCAGAACGGCGTGGGACATCCTCAGCAAACCCGAAGAGTTCGCGCAGTTGAACGACACCATCAAAGGTGCGGTGCCTCCTGACTTGAAGAAGACTATCGATCAGATCGACGACGCCATCGACAAGGCGAGTCGCGCCCGGGATCTCGCGTCTCCGACGGAGGTCCGAGAGGCCATTCGTACCAGCGAGGGTGTCGTTGAGACCGCCAAAGAGGAGCTCGCCAAGGCAGGCGTCGAGGATGATGGTCGCCTGATGGGTCTCGGCGCAGCGGTTCGGCGCGCTACCCGGCAGCAGCAACGGGGTCTGGTGAAGGAGATCGGCGAGGAGGGCGATGTCAAGACCAGGCGCCTCTCCATGATCAAGGAACAGGCGCTTGCTCGGAAGAACAAGGCCAACTGGGCAGAGAAGCCGCTCACCGAAGACGAGGCCAACGACCGCAAGGGAGATGCTGTCAAGTCGGCCAACGACGCTTCTCCGAACAAGAAAGCGAACGTCCCTCTGGACTTTGATATCGACGGGCTCCCCGAGGATGCTCCCGATCCGGAAGATAAGGCCGCCCCTGGCGTCGCCCCTGGTCAACCCCCGGCAACGGAGCAAACGCGCAAGGCCGCCCGCGAGGCGCGGGACACCGCGATCGCCTCGGCCACCGCGTCTCGCCGGAGAGAAGGCGTTCTCGACTCGCTGCGGAAGTACCTGCCCCAGCAGGCGCCCGCACCCGTCGAGGAGGAAGAGGAGCAGGTCACCTTCACCAGCCCCGGCCCGAAGAAGAGGCCGCCCGGCTCGCGGTTCACCTTCGTTTGACCTGAGAGCGCGGCACGGATAGGGGCGGGCACACAAGAGGTGGCCGCCTATGCCCGCTGAGAAGAAGCCCGTCTCTCTCGAGAACATCTACAAGAAGAACCTCGAAGAGACGTACGGCAAGGTCCCCAGTGCCGAGGAGATCTACACCGAAGGCATGACTGCGTTCGGTGAGAGCGCCGCAGCCTACAAGAAGGTCGGCGAGGATCTCGACGCGCTTGCGGCGCAGAAGAAGGCGGAGAAGGCCGCGACTCAGACCGAGCAGGCCGCCTTCGACGCGGCGCGCACGGCAGGTAGCGACCGCGCTCGGATGGCAGGCACCTCCCCCGGCACCAAGGCTGCCGCGGCCATGCTCGAGTCCGTGGCCGCCGGCGCTGGCGCCGCTGCAGGGGGCGCGCGCCCCGAGCCCGCGGAGGCGGCGCCGGCTGAGACCTCGTTCTACGAGAACAAGGACCTCTCGCCCGCGGAGCGCGCTCGCGCCCGAGAGGCGGCCCTCGCCTTCGACGTGGCCTTCCGCGCCATCGAGCAGGAGGAGAACGAAGAAGCGAGCCCCGTGGACTGGGTCGCGTCGTTCTTGCCCTGGTCGGACCAATCGACCGTCGCCCCCGGCGTGCCGAACGGCCCCATCGCGCGCGCCTACGGCGGCGACGACCCGGCCTACAAGGCCATCCAGAACCCCGACGAGCGCAACCGCATCCTCGGCATGGTTCGGGAGATCCTGGACGAAGAGGGCGGCGTCGAGCTCTGGCAAGGGACCGACGCGAACGACAAGGACGCCTACATCAACCGCAAGATCATCGAGGACATCCGTCTCGGCCCGAACGAGGAGAAGGTCGCGGCCCTCTACTCGGTCTTCGACAACGCGACGGACAAGCAGTTCGACGCCTCCTCGACCCTCAGTCGTCTCCAGAAGGCGTACGCCTCTGACGGCGAGCGTGCCTATCGAGAGGAGCGGGGACTCCCCCCGGAGCAGCGCCTGGATAAGGCTGAGGTCGACCGCATCAACGCGGACGCCTTCTCCAAGGCCGCCGCAGACGTCAATCGGATCAAGACCCTCTCCCTGCCGCACGTCTTCGTAGACACGGGCGCGAGCGACCTCGTCGCCAAGTACATGAAAGACGAGGGTTCTCTCAACGCGGCGGAGCGGGTCAAGGCCCGTACCTTCGATGCGCTCGGCCTGTACCCGCAGCAGCTTGACGACATCTACAACCAGTCGACCGGCGTGGGCAAGGCGCTCCCCGGTCTGCTGATCGGGGCGACCTCTGCGGGCCGCGCGCTCGAGGTCCTGAGTCTGCAGGAGCAGGTGGCTGCGCAGGTCGAGGTCTTCGCGTCCAAGGTGAACGACGAGATCGCCAAGGCGCAGGACCCGAACGCCCCGACGCTCGGGGAGACGGCGACCGCTTTCGGCAAGGGCGCGGCCTCGGCGCTCAGCACCTCCGTCGGGCCCCTGCCCGACATCCTCCAGGGCGTCTTCGGGGACGAGGACTCCGAGGCCTTCGCGCGCGAGGCGGACATCCGCCTCCTTGAGGCCGCGTCGGACAACCGGGACTTCTTCGACACGGCGGCGTTCACGCTCCCCGTGTTGGCGGCAGCTCCCTTCGGCCGGGATGCGCAGGCCGAGGTCCTCGTCGACGCCCTCGAAGTGCAGAACCTGTCGAAGTTGGCGGCCTTCTTCGCCGCCGTCGTTCTGCCCGACACGTCCCCCCTGGGCGCGACGGCCTCGCTCTCGCGCAAGGCGGCGTCGAGCGTGGCACGCTCCGCTCGCTTCCGGCAGACGGCGAAGATCTGGTCGGACATCGAGCGCGTCATCTCCGAGGCGGCCACGCCCAGCGAGGCCATCGAGGCGGCCAAGAAGATCAGCCTGGCCGAGGGCATGGTCGTTGAGAGCCTGCTGATGCGAGAGGAGGCCCGCAACAACATCTCGAACATCGGGCGCACCCTCGGGGGCTTGAGCGACCAAGGCGCGCCCCGGCGCGGCGTCAACTTTAGCCAGGAGGTCATCAACGCCGAGGCCACGCTCCGGTCCCTGATCGAGGGCAAGGCGTCGCCGGACGTCATCAACGCGCAGAAGAAGCTCATCCAGGACCTGCAGGAGAAAGAGGCCGCGGAAGCCGAGGCTGTGCTTGCGGAGAAGGCCGGCGACGTTCGTATCTACGAGGACGTGCTCGACGCCGGTCTGCGCCAGACGGATGACGAGGCCCTTGGTGAGGCTGTCGGCGCCGTCGCCGGCGCGGATAAGGGCAAGGTGGCCAAGCTCGCGGATGAGAACGAGGTGGCGAAGCGAGTGCTCACGCGGCACCCGGAGAATCTGCGGGCCCTGGACGAGGCGACCACCAATGCGGGGGCCAGCGACGAGCAACTGCTCCGCGCCCGGCAGGCGATCTCGGAGATCGCCTCGGGTGAACGGAGCCGTGTGCTCCAGCAGGAGGCGGCGAAGTACGAGGCCCAGGCGGCCAAGAGAGAGAGCGACTCCGTGATCGACCAGGTCAAGGAGCTCGACGCCCTCAAGAAAGCGGTCGGTGAACTCGGCGACCGCATGGCTGCACTCGGCAAGGCATCTCCCGAGGCCAAGGCCTTCGTAGACTCGGTGCGCGAGACGATGAAAGCGCGGGCGCGGGCGACCGAGGCGGAGGCTGAGGTTCTCCGGCTGCGTCGAGAGGTGCTCGACCTCCCCGAAAGCCAAGTTCTCGATGAGATCAAACGCATCGAGGGGATTGATGCGGCGCAGCGCAGTGCCGCCGATGTCGACGCCCTGCGGCGTTTCAAGGCGGCCGTGTCGGATAAGGGTTCGGCGCGGGTCCCGACGGCCGGGTTGTTCCGGGCGCAGGAGGCAGCCAAGGCGGCCAACGACCTGCTCGACGTGGCCACGGCAGCGCAGCGGGCCGCACGCAAAGGTCTCGACCCTGACGCAGCGAAGGAGGCCATCTCCATCGTCGTCAAGATGAAGAAGCTCGCCCCCGATGGTAAGAACCTCGAAGACGTTGTTCGGGAGGCGGCAGACAAGGCGCGGGTTGCATCTCTCGCGAAGAGCATCGCGCTGACGCAGAAGGGAGCTGCCGCGGCCTTGCGGAAGATGGACGACCGCGCCACGCGCCGCGAGATCTTGGCCTTGACTCGCTTCTTGGCCAAGAACCCAGAGCTCCTCGAGAACAAGGAGGTGGTCGAGCAAGTCAAGGACATCCTCAAGAGGGTCAAGTTGTCCGATGCCGAGAAGGCGGACGTGGCGCGCGGGATGTATAAGGCGGCTGGTGATAAGGTCCCTTCGCTCGGCGCTTCTCTCGGCTCCCTCAGCCGGGGTGCTCGGAAAGTCGGGCAGATGTCCGCGTACATCAAGTGGCGGCAGATGGCGCAGAGCACCGTCACGCGCCTCAAGGAGGCGTCTGAGAAGCTCGCGAAGAACAACGACGTCTCCTGGGGCGATCTCGGTTGGCGCACCGGAGACCCCCGCAAGGTCGTCCAGGCGCGGCAGAAGGCCGGCGCGGCGGTGGAGCAGGCCCTGCGCGGGCTGCAAGGGAGTGATGATCTCGGGGGTGCGTTCGCCGCGGCGCGGAAAGCTCTGCAGAAGGCGTTCCCCGGAGCGCAGACCAAGGAGCTCGACAAGCTCGCGACCCGGATGGACACGGCCATCGCTGGTGCTGAGGACCCGAAGGTCGACGTACGCACGCTGCAGATCGCCGCGCAGGCGGACATCGACGAAGCCGTGAAGAAGCTCCTCTCTGCTGACGAAGGCATCGTGCTCACGGCGATGCAGGCGTCGTGGACCCAGCGGGCGCTCAAGTACCAGATCAAGCAGATCATGGACCCGATGATGAGCTACGTCGGCTCGTCTTCGCAGGGTCTGCGCAACGTCTACCGCGCGACGCGCGGCATGGTCGAGATGTATACGGCGGGTCTCGACGGCGCGGTTCGTCGAGGCAAGGAGAAGATCGCCGCCGCTGTGAAGAGCGGTGGGTCCGAGACGCGCGAGCAGGTGTTCAACGTCCTGCGCCGAGAGATCAGCGACTTCCTCGGTTCCAGCAACGTCGTGTCCGAGCGAGGTGTTGCGGTCGGCGGGGTCTCCATCTTCGACCGCGCGAAGCGCGCGCTGGTGACGGACGGCCCGGCGCCGCGCGAGACGCCGGCGCTGCCCACCGAGAAGGCCGACCTCCTGTCCGCGGCCGAAGACAAGTCTGCTGTCAAGGGCATGTCTGCTGAGGAGGTGGCGAAGAGCACTGTTCGCCTGGAGAACATCGCCAAGGCCGCGCAGGAGAAGTACGACAAACTTCTCCTCAAAATCGACGCGCTGGAGGCCAAGGTCCGCGACGCAGCCGCCGCTCCGCCCGCCGACATCGACCCGAAGGTGCAGAACGAACTGCTCGGCAACGTCGAGGATCTCCGGCGAGCCCGCGATGCGGCCAAGCAGGAACTCGACGAGGTCGAGGGACGTGACCTCCAGGACTTCTACGCAGGCTCGGATCTCGCCGGCGAGGTCACCAAGAGGCAGTCAGCGCAGGAGGAGATCAAGAACATCGTCGATGAGACGAAAGTGGCCAAGGCTGAGGTCGACGCAGCCGAGAAGCAGCTTGAGGCGCTCAGGGCGCAGCGGTCCGGCATCAACCGGAGGACCCTTGGTGCGTTCAAGGTGCGCCAGGACCCGGAGAACCTGCGGTCCCTGCTGAGCAAAGAGACGGCGGAGAGGGTTGACCGTGCTGAGGAGGCCCTCGCCTCCGCACTCGACGAGGACGAGGTCGTCCGTGCTGCCATCCGTGATCGGGCCGCCGCTCTCCCCAAGACGAAGGAAGAGATCACGCAGATCGAGAAGGCCGCCCAGGGCGCAAGGGAGCGCCTCGCGGATGCGCAGGCCCGCTACGCCGCCCTCGGCGAGGGGCCCCAGCCCGGCAAGAGCTCGACGGCCTGGCGCGCTTCTCGGACGCGGGCCAAGGCCCTTGTCGACAGCGCAGCCGAAGATGTGCGCTCCGCCGAAGACCGCATCCAGGGGGTCATCGACGACGCCGTCGACGCTCTCGTCTCCAGCGACAAGAAGGTCGCGGCGGATCTCGACCGGGTCGTGAAGGCAGCCCGCCGGGCGCGGGAGTCCTACGATAGTGCGCTCGGCGTCGCAGACGGCGAGATCGCCAAGGCGCGTCGGGCCCCCGTGCTCGCGTCGCCTGATGAGGTGAAGGCGGCGCAGAAAGTGCTCGACGACCAGATCGAGCAGGTTCGCGCCGCGGCTCTCGCCCCGGCGAACAAGAAGGTCAGCGACCTCGCAGCCGCGCAGAAGAAGGCGCAGAAGGTCGTCGACGACGTCGGCAAGAAGGTCGACAAGATCATCAACGACGATGCCGAAGCTGCGAAGGTCTTGGCTGAGATCAAGAAGAAGGCCGTTGCCGAAGCTGCTGATAAAGCCGACAAGGCCGCAAAGGCGTTCTTGGCAAAGGAGAAGGACGTCGCCGCGATCATCAAGGCCGCCGATGACCTTCTCGCACGACGGGACGAGATCACCGAAGGTGCGAAGAAGGCGCAGGCCGAGCTTGACCAGATCAAGGCCGACGACCTCGTCTCCAAGGCGGAGGCTGAGTTCCTGTCGAAGAAGGCGGATCTCGACGGCTTCGTCGACCGCGTGCGCCTGGAGCGGGAGCGGATGGCTGCCGCGGCCCGAGAGGTGGCGATCCGCGAACTTCGCGAGCCCGGCGCGGTTGGCTCGGCGCAGCGGCTCGCCGCCGAGGAGCCCGAGGAGCTTGACGAGGTGCTGGTGCGCCTCGGCATGTCCGTCTGGCTGGGCCTGCAGTCGGCCCCCGAGACCCTGCAGAAGGCGGAGCTCCCGGGCCTGGCCTACCGCTTCGCGCGCGAGGCCTTGTCCGAGAGCGTCGACTTCGACGACTTCCTCGGGCGGCTGACCTCGAAGTGGGCCGGCAAGGCCGCTGCATCGAGCGCCGTGCTCGAGCAGGACGCAAAGTCGATGGTCTTCGCCGCCGCGGCGCTGGTCGAGGGAGCTGCCCGCGACGTGGCCATCGACGCGACGCTCCGCGAGGGCATCGCGCTGGTGGACCCGATGGCCGCCAAAGCGATGAACCAGATCCAACGTGTCGCCTCCGGCGGGCTCAAGATGACCGACCTCAAGAAGAGCCACATCGAGGATGCCCTCCTCGGCCTTCTAAAGATCGGCGGGCTCATCCAGCGGACCGTCGAAGGCTCTGCTGCCACTCCCGAGGGGATGGGCAAGAGCAAGGCTGAGCGTCCGCTCGGCGTTGCGCTGGCTGCTTCTCGGGACATCCAAGTGACGAGCCAGAGCGTCTACTTGCCCAAGCAGCTTATCGAGGGTCTGACGACTGAGATTGATCTTCTCCGTAAGGAGGCGGACCTCCTGCCTTCGCAGAGTCCGAACACGCTCGTCAACAAGTACCTGATCAGCACGGTACGCGACATGATGCACTTCATGCGCACCACGCTCCTTATCGGGTTCGGGATCAACCTCCTCGGCTACCGGGCCAAGACCGTGCTCGGCGACTCCGAGCAGGTCTTCGCCACGCAGGGGGCCGGGGAAGGGGCGCAGATCCTGGCGCGCGGCGTGACGCAGATGATCCCGCGCAAGGGCGGGCAGGTCACGGCGGCGGTGCAGAGCGTGGACCTCGCGGCGCCCGTGCGGCGCGGCATCGACTGGGCGCGCACGCAGGGGCTCCCTGGCCCCGTGAAGGACGTGATCGAGAAGGTCGGCAACCCCGTCGCGGACTGGCTGCGCGGCGCGAACAGCCCGACCCTCGGCAAGTTGATCGCCACGTACGCTACCAGCCCGAACGAGGAGCTCGTCCTGGGTAAAGTCGCCAAGACCCGCGCCGAGTGGCTCGAAGAGGCGGCTCGTCAGGGAGCCTTTGACAACAACGTCGAGGCCGGACTGCGGAAGACCATGCGCGACGTGCGGGACCAGATCAACCTGGTGACCACGACCCGCATGTCGTGGGCTGAGGCGAAGGAGGCCGCTGCCGAGCGCGGCGTGTCCCCCTACACGCTCTTCATGCAGCGTCGCCCCCTGCGGGGGGACGAGGTCCTGCAGCGGCCTGGCATGTTCGAGACGGTGCGTGCCTGGGCGGTCGAGCATCAGCGCGCTCTCGAATCGCGTGAGGCGGATGTTCAGCGCACGTCTCGGCAGCTCATGTACTTCCGCCTGCGCGAGAAGGGCATGAGCGAGCAGGAGGCCGGCGAGGCGATGCGGCGCGGTCTGCTCGATTGGTCCTTCGGGCTCAACAGCGGCATGGCCAAGATCGTCGCGTACCTCCCGTTCTGGCGCTATCACCTGCTCTCCTTCAAGCAAGGCTTCCAGCTTCTCTTCGGGGAGGGCAAGACACACAACTTCGACCGTGCGCAGAAGTTCCTCCGCGCCTACGACGGCTTCTACGAAGGCACCCCGTCGGAGGACGAGATCTCCCTGATCAAGGAGCGTGCGCGGCAAGTGGCGCGCGAGAGTGGGCGGAGTGAGGAGGCCGCGGATCTCGAGGTCAGCCAGTTCCTTGCGGCGAAGCAGTTCGCTATGGGAAACGTGCCGCGCTTCATCCAGATGGGCAACCGGCCCTACTCCGTCGAGCACGTCTCGGGCATCAGCTACGGGGATCTCGGCACGGGCCGCTGGGGCCAGGCCGAGAAGGTCGACGAGGCGCGCCGTGCCTACCGGGACCCGGAGGGGCGCACGACCTCGTGGCAGGCGCGGGTGGCCCCGCGGAGCTCCATCGTCGGCGCCCTCGACGCCGCCGCCTCGATGTCTCTGGCGATGGAGTCCGCCTACCACTACGCGACGGGGGACAAGGAGGCCTCCGAGGCCGCTCTCTACAAGGGGTCGATCCCCTGGCTCGACCGTCTGCCCACGCCTGTCCGTACGATGGCCGAGCAGGCTATCTTCCGACTCGACGGGGAGGTCGCTAAGGCCGCTTTCGCAGGCAACCCCAACTACACCGACTACGGTCGCGTGTCTCCGGCCGAGGGTGACCTCGCAGAGATGCTCGGTATCCCCGTCACCAACACGCTCGATGACCCTCGTCCGTCGGTTCCGAACGACTTCAAGATGCTGTTCTCCTTGCCGATTCTCGGGGTCCCCTCGCCGCTGGTCTCGCAGGCGACGCAGGCCATCAACGCGGTCTCGTACCAGAACCCGTATCAGTTCGACGACTCCTCGTTCAAGAAGGCCATCGCCACGCCCTCGGCTATCTGGGGTCTGTACCGCTCCTACGGGTTCGACCCCTCGTTCAATCAGGCGATGGAGGATGCGGCGAAGAAGCGCGGCGCTGATGTGCTCATCAAGCGCGCCGAGCGGGGGACCCAAAAGTACAACCCGCGGTAGCGGTCGTGCTTGCAGGGGCTTGACACGAGGGTTACGCTCGGCCTGTCCCCTACCACCCTGATTCCTGGAGCCGAAAACATGGGCACCCGCACCGACGTCTCTCCACTCAAGCGTTCCTTCGACGGCGAGCTTCTCTCCGTGGGGAAGACGGCCGGGCGCATCCGCGGCTTCTTCCGCTCCACCTCTACGCCGGCGAAGATCGCGCGTGGCTGCATCATGACGATGAAGAGCCAGCACGCGAACGGCGCCATCATCTTCGAGCCCGCGCTCGCGGACGGCACCCAGTTCGCCGGCGAGGCGATGCCTGGCGCGCTGTACGTCTTCGTCGGGCCGACCACGGCCGCCGCCACGTTCGCGCTCGAGGCCATGCGGAACCTGACCCAGCCCTGGGCGTCCGACGCGCTGGTGATCGACTTCGACACCAGTGGGCTCAACAACGGCGATTACATCTTCCTCCAGGACACCGTCGGGGCGGGCGGCCTGAACATCGGCTCGACCCCCGGCACCCAGCCCGTCGCGGTGGGCCGGGTCCTGGGCGCGGGCGATGCCGCCGGCAAGGTCCTCCTCTGCCCGACCGAGGCCGCTGCGAGCTACGCGATGGCGTCGAACTACGGGAACGAGGTGGCTAAGGGCACGCTCACCTTCGGCGCTCTGGAGACGTCCAAGACCGCCACGCTCGGCGCCCGCTACGCCAACGGCGTCGCCATCGTGACGCAGAAGAGCTTCTCCGGCACCCCGACGGCGACCGGCGAGGTGACCGCTGCCATCAACGGCTCGGGCGTCCTGACCCTCACCCTCGCCGCCGCGCCGGGCGCGGGCAACGGGCGCGTCTTTCAGTACATGGCCCTCCCCGGCTAAGACGGATAGGACACCTCGTCTTGACGGGAGGCTGACATGATGACCAAGGCGTACCGGCTCCGTGCCACCACCTTCGATACGGGAGGCAGCTCCGCGCGGGCTGTCATCCCGATCAAGATGGCGCAGGGCATCTTCCTCCTCGAGCAGGTCTACGTCATCCCCGACGTGGTCGGCGCCGGGGCCACGACCTACTCGACGTGGCTCGGGGCCTACACCTCGACCGGCGACGAGCCGGAGAAGTACGACCCCTCGGTCCGCTTCCTCGATGAGGCCCGCGCGGTGACGGCCGGCACCCCCTCCGCTCCCGGGCGAGACCCCGCTGAGTGGGTGGCCAAAGGTGTCGGCGTCGGCGACGTCTACATGCCGATCCGGCGCTCCGCTCTCGCTGACGGGACCGGGAACATCGTCCTGGTCATCGAGTTCGATGCGGGGACGGACCACACCGGGCGCGTCGAGATCGGCGGCACCTGGTCGCCCATCGAACGGCAGGCGATCTGATGGGCCAGGAGCTTCCGCACGCCCTCCTCGGACAGCAGCCGCTCTACGAGGAGGTCACCTCGGAGGGGGACGTCACGTTCCTCTGGTCTCCGTTGCCTTCTGGCGCTCGCGCCACCTACGAGTTGACGGAGGCCCCGGGAGGCAGCGCCGCCACCGTCTCCCTCTCCGGCGTGCTGGAAGGGGTTGACCTCCCGGGGTCCTACGTCGTTGTCCGCACCGTGCGGCTGGGCCTCGGCATCCTGTTCCGCGACTCGGGCGTCTGCGTCTGGCCTCAGACCAGCGCGCCTTCGCTGTCGCTGACCGCGCCGTCGCCTGTGACCGTCGTGGCTGGCACGACGACGGGGGCCATCACCTTCCCCGAGGCGACTGGCGGGACGGCCCCCTACACCTACACGGCCAAGATCACGGGAGACTCGACGGGGACGTACTCCTCGTACGTGTCCTCGGTCTCCACCCGGACGGTGAACCTCGCGGCCCTGACGAACGGGCAGGTGGTCGAGGTTCAGTGCTGTGTCAGCGATGCGGACGGCAACACAGCCTTCGCCTACGGCATTGTCGTGGTCGCGTCGTCCGCTGCTGGGACGATGACCCCGGGGGCGTTCCCCGCCTCGCAGACGCTGGACGCCGACACGACGACGACCAGCATCACCTTCAACGACGTCGGCGGCACCTTCACGGCGCCGGTGACCTACGTCGCGACCATCAGCAGCGGCCCTGGTAGCGTCAGCAACACGGACAAGACGGTCAGCCTGAGCGGCCTCGTGAACGACGGCGTGACGCTGGTGCGCCTCCGGGCGACCGACAGCAGCGGCACGCCCAAGATCGCAGACGCCTTCGCTCTGGTCCGCGTCCGGCCGTCCGTCGAGAACCCGCTCGTCTGGAAGAAGGTGCGGCGCTTTGACTTCAAGGCTCAAGGGACCGTCTCGCTGGTCAGCGGTGACAACAACATTACGCTGACAGACGACGAGGGCAACAGCACAGACGTTGTGCTGAATAACTCGATGGGCGCCGGATCTTTTGTCTCTACCACAGCCACACTGTCCGCTGTGTCTGGATGGAAGCTGACTTTCGCGTCCACAAGCACGGGGACGTACCTGCGCTCGCGCCTCCCGATCCCCCTGGGCATCACGCTTGGCGCTGACGACGACATTCGTATTACGATGGTCGGCAAGATCAATAACCAGGTCTCCGCGAACTCGGCGTTCTGGCAGATGACTAACGGAAACGACATCAGCGAGGACGCGACCAACGCCCAAGGGCTTCGACTCTTGAAGTCAGGTGTGAACACGGCGCTGTACTTGCGAGCTGCCGGCGGAAGTGGCACGGTGATTACGCAGGCCAGTTCACCAGCTTGTCCGACTGCTTGGCAAGACGGAACCACGACCATTGTCGAAGAGCTCTATTTCCCACGGCGCATGAGCCGCGCAATCGCGACGGTCAACGCCTCTGGCAGCATCGGCGGCCCCTTCGCCGATCTGGGCCACGCAGGCACGACGCCTGGGTCCAACGTCCTGCGCCCCGGCTGGGGCGGCGGGAAGAACACTCTGTACCTGCAGCACTATGCCTCGAACGGCGCGGCCAACGGCCTCGGCCTGCAGTACAGCGAGATCCACGAGATCCTCATTGAGCGGAGGACGCTGCCGTGATCCAGATTCTGAGCACCGACCGGACCTTCCGCTCCACCCAGCCTGGCGGGGAGCCCGTCGAGGGTGTCTTCGTCGAGGGCTGGATCCCGCTGACCGAGGCGGCTGACCTCCTGACGCGCTACGACGCGAGCAGTGGCACGTCCCCCGGCGTGACCGACGCTCGAACCATCGCGCGCCCGTTCCTTGACGCGCTCAAGACCGACCTGGAGGGATGATGCCGACGCCAGCCAAGGGCAAGAAGTCCGCGAAGACGTTCACCAACCCCGACACGGGGCGCAAGAACACGGTCTCCTACGGGCAGGCCGGCAACGCCAAGGACGGCGGCCCGCGCATCCGACCGGGCACCTCGAAGGGTGACGCCTACTGCGCGCGGAGCGCCGGGCAGATGAAGATGCACCCCGAGGCCGCCAAGGACCCGAACAGCCCACTGCGCCTGAGCCGGAAGGCCTGGGCCTGCGAAGGGGAGAAGAGCCGCAAATGAAGAAGCCGATGCCCAAGTCGCCCGCGAAGGGCGCCAAGCCGATGCCGAAGAAGGCCTGCTCGTGCGGCAAGAAGCCCTGCGTGTGCCGTGGCTGACGACGCCTGCACGCGGAAGGTCAAGGCCCAGTACGACGTCTGGCCCTCGGCCCGCGCGTCGCAGGCCGTCGCCAAGTGCCGCAAGGAGAGCGGCGACGTGCGCAAGGGCGAGGAGGGGACCTCTCTTCGTCGTTGGCAGGACGAGAAGTGGGAGGATAAGCGCACGGGCAAGCCGTGCGGAGCCGGAGGCAAGACGGAGTACTGTCGGCCGACGAAGGTCGTGAGCGACAAGACGCCGAGCACGAAGGTCCCGCAAGGCGCCGTGGCGGCCAAGGTGGCCGGCAAGCGCGCCCCGAGCACCCCGACGCCGAAACGAGGTCGCGAGTGAAGAAGCCGACGCCGAAGCCTGCCCCGAAGAAGACGTGGCAGGATAAGACCCTGCCGCCGAAGGCCAAGCCCACCCCGAAGAAGACCTGCTGAGGTCACCCAGGAGAGACCATGTCCGACATCCACGAGCAGAACGGTGCAGAGGAGGTCATCGCGCTCTTCGAGAGGCTCGCTGAGGCTGCTCGCCGCGGCCGGCTCATCGCCTACGCCATCTCCGTGCAGACGGAGGACGAGAACGAGGAGACCGTGACCACGATCTCCGACTTCGTGATTCTCCCCGGGGACACCGGCTGCAAGAAATCCTTCGTCGAGGGGTTTGAGCGCGTCAGCGCCATTGCTCGGGAGCACCTCGCGGACGACGAGGCGCCTGTCGAGACCGACGGGTGAGCCGCCTCGAAGGCCGTCGGGTCTGGAACTTGACGGGGCATAAGGTCACCTTCCTGCGGAAGGGTGACCAGAGCATCATCTGGCGCCAGCACGGCCTGCTCCGCGTCAAGCCCGGGTCGAAGATCGACGGCCGCACGCTCCTTCTCGGGCACGAGAACTCGACGATCCGCGTCTCGGTCTACCGCGCGGCGGAGCCGACCGAGCTCTTCTGCTCCGGCTTCCGCCTCGAGGACATCACCGAGGAAGACGTCATCATCGTCTCGACCCCCTGCGGCGCCCTGCTCCGGGACAACCCGCACCTTCTGCCTCATGTCCGCTTCGTCCTGTCCCCGCTCGGGGCAGACCCCGTCAACGGGCGCAAGGGCTGCAAGTCCTTCGCCTACTGGAGAGGCCTCTGATGGAAGACGCTCGCAACATCGCCACGCTGACCGTCGACCTCGAAGACGGCACGCTCGCCATCGAGGACAAGAGCCCTGGTGAAGGCGGGTTCACTCTGCTGCCCGCTGGTGTCCTGGCGATGTACCACCTCCATATCAGCGAGCTTGACGAGGGGATCGGCGACATCGAGACGATGCCCCCGGCGAAGGAGGTCAAGGTCACGGTCCTGGTCGTCGGGAACAAGTACAGCATCGCCGACTTGAGCATCCCCGAGGGGACCTCTATCACGCACATCGGCCTGCTCTACGCTGGGCTCGCCATCGCCGAGGGCATGATCGAGGTGATGCTGGAGGAGGCCGAGGAAGAGGTGCTGGCCGAGCACGCCGACGGCCCTCTGGCCGCGGCGCAGGGCTGGACCGGCGGACCGAAGGAGGTCGAGGCATGACCGCGAAGAAGCCCAAGTTCGTCCTCGGCCGAGTGAGCAAGGAGAAGCTCGCCGGCTGCCGGGCGCTCCTCTACACGCTCGCCGAGCGGTCCTTGGCTCGCGCGGACATGCCCTACGACTGGAAGGTCACGCACGGGCACCGTACCGCCGAAGAGCAGAACGCGCTCTACGCCATCGGCCGGCGCGGTGTGCCAGGCGAGAAGATCGTCACGAAGGCCAAGGCGGGGCAGAGCAAGCACAACGCCTGGCCCGCGGAGGCCTTCGACTTGGCCATCATCGAGGGCAAAGGCGTCTCGTGGGAGAACGCCAAGTATGAGGCGGTCTCCAAGGTTATCTTCGCCGAGTGGAAGCTCATGCAGGCGGAGGGGCTGACACGCGAAGTCGTTGACGGGAAGCCCGTCGAGTGGGAGCTCGTGTGGGGGCGCCGTTGGGGCGATGACCCGCACTGGGAGATCCGCAAGAAGTAGACCTCCTGGACAAGGAAAGAGCCCCGGCGAGGGCATCGCCGGGGCTCCGTCGTCTCGTTCGGGCGAGGTCAGCCCTCGTTCATCTCGACGGACAGCCGCAGGTCCTTGACGGCGACTTCGAGCGCATCGCAGAGGGTGCCGAAGCCTTCGCCGACCGCGAGCAGGTCATCGTCGACGACGCAGCCACCAGCCGGCATCGCGATCACGTAGAGCCAGTCGAGCTCCCCGTTCTCCATGCGGTCGGCGAAGTCCCGCAGGCGCGCCGCGAGGTCGATGCGCTGCTCTTCGATGCTCGGGTCGTCGGGCATCATGTCGAGGGTGTCGACTTCTCGGGGCTCGTTCACTGGGCCACCTCCTCGACGGCCGGCGCCTCAACGGCCGCGGGCTCAGCCGGCGCTTCGACGGCCGCCGGCGTCTCGATGGGCGACGTCGAGGGGAGCGGCGCGCCGACCAGGAGGTGCGCGATGGTCGCAATGGTGGTGGCGATGGCGCCGAGGGCGATGAGGAACCTGCGGCTCTTCGGCTTCTTGACGATGGGCTCGGTCACGGTCAACTCCGCTGCGGAGAAGGGCGCAGAGGCGCCCGGGTGGTGAAGGGCCAGCGGTCGCCGAAGCGGCGCTCGAGGTCCTGGAGGAGGGTAAGCTGGTCGACTGGCGCCGTCATCGCTTCGACGACGCCAGGATCTCTCGGAGGTCGTTTGGGACTTGGGCGACCCGATCCTCGAGCCGCTGGATGGCGGAGCCGATCGCGGCGATCTGATTCGAGAGGTTCGCCATGCTGACGGCGTGGACCGCGGAGTCTCGCTCGACGGCGGCGATGCGGGCGGCGTTCGCCTCGTGCTTCGTTCCGGCGGCGGAGCGGGCCTCCTTGGCGTCGTCCTCGACGGCCTTGACGCGCTCGACGAGCGCGTTGAGCTTCGTGTAGAGGACGGCGAAGGCGACCGAGCCGCCCGCGCCGCCGCCGAGGGCAGCGTTGAAGAGGGAGCTGCCCAGATCGATCTCGTCCATGTCGGGTCTCCGTGCAAAGGTGCGCGGGGGCCTTAGCCTGAGCGAGCGTCCTCGGCCAGCCAGAGCCGGGTCCAGCGCGAGGCCCACGGCTGGCGCGCCTTGTACCAGGAGAGCGCCGTCATGTAGAGGCTGACCGTTCGCAGGAAGGTGAGGCCCGAGTCGTCGCGGCTCGCGAGGTTCAGGGCGCAGTCGCCAGCGGCACCGAGGAGGCACATGACGCGCCGCGCGGTGGGCTCGGTCACGGAGCGCCGGCGGCGCTCGGGAGAGAGGCGCCAGCGGCGCAGGTGGTTGGCGGTCATCGAGGCTCCACGGCGCGCTCAGCCTCCCGCTCCTGCCGCTCTTCTGCCTGGGCTCGGAGAGACGCGACGCGGACACGAAGGGCGTCTTGCTCTGCCTCCGCGAGCTTCGCTCGGAGGTTCGCGTTGCTCTGCTTCAACTGCGCGACCTGGTTGGTCAGCGAGGAGATATCGCGGCGCTGCTGCGCGTTGATGTTGCTAAGTTCTCGTCGGGACAGAACGGCGCTCATAGTGCCTCCATCGAAGGTTTACAGTGGCGGCTTATGCCGTCTTTGAGCGAAGCTCGCCTGTGTAGAGCCCAGCGCGTGCGGCAATAGCATCGGCGATCTCTTCATCAGAACGGCTCTGTCTCCAAAGATTCGCCGTTCTGGTTTTCTGTTTATCCATCTCAACTCTGCTTCTATCATCACGCATCTCTTTCACCAGAGGAAGCATGACATACAGAAGGCGCGTGAGTATCTTCAAGCAGTCAACGGACTGCACCGTGACCGCGACAAGACAGTGCAGAGCTACGAACACAGAAACGGACACGGGAGGGCTATCCTTGTTCTCCATGTCTTTCAGCGCCGAGACAGCAGCCTCGACAAAGGGGTCTTTGTCCTGACGAAGAATAGTACTCTCGCGCTCGCTCTCTGGGATATGTCGCATAGGGTCGTTGGCCTGCGCCGCGAACTCAGCGCACACCGATGCCGCAGAAAGGGCAGACTTACCCGAACCAAAACAACTCATAGTGCCTCCATCGACGGTTTACAGTGGCGGTGGTGCTCGTACCAGGCGTCCAGCTTGAGGACGCGCATCGCCCAGAGGACCGGACCTCGTGAGCGGTAACGGGTCTCGTCGGGGTTCGAGGCGTCAAAGAACTCGACGCCCATCCTCCAGGTGATGCCGTAGTGGCTCCTGCGGTACACGGCTCCGCAGGCGCAGGCCTCCTCGGAGACCCAGGGGCCCGGAGAGCGAGGCTTGCGGAGGGTGACGTTCATGCGCCCTATCGGACGGTGACGAGGATAGTGAGTGAGGCGACGAACAGGGCGACATTGAACAGGGTCAGGTAGACAAGAGCCTTCGCAATGAACTCCTGCCGACGCACGGATTCTTCGGTCCCGGCATTGAGCCTGACGAGGTCCTTGTACGCCTTGAGGTCCGTGCTCAGTTCGTCGTTCTGCCGTAGGACCTCGTCGAGCGACCACTGCAGGTGGTCCTTGTTCCTGAGCGACCGCTGGAGTTCTTCGATGTCGGTGAGCAGCCCTTGGTTCGTGGTCTGCAGGTCTCGGCTCATGGCGAGCAGGCCGCGGTGCGCCGCGATGAGGCGCTTGACCTGATGCCGGGGTTCGACGTACCAGGAGTTCTCATCGTCGGGCAAGAAGCCGGCGTCGGCGACGTCGTTCCTGATGTCGTCGAGGAGTAGCCCGTGGAAAGATGCGGCCTCGATAGACATGCTGACTGCCTCTCTCCGCGCGGCATCAGAGCAGACCCAGAAGCGCGCCTCGCTGAGGGAGTAGCACCCCTTCACTCCGTAGATGGCCTGCCCTCGCTCCCCGAGAAGGCGAACGACCGCCCACCAGAAAGGGGAGGGAGTCCCACGCTCGTAGACGCGCCAGTCGTCATTCTGCCCCGCTGCGGCGAGAACGTAGTCCTTGTCTTTGTCCAGCTTCTCATAGATGTTGACCATGATCGCTCCTTCGAGGACAACACTAAGCCCTCCCCGGCGGACCAGGGAGGGCTCTGTCGTCAGGGTTCTGTCAGAGCATCAGAGCCCGCGGATCACGCAGGCCTTGCCACCACACTCGCCGTCGGCGATGCTGTTGCTCCGCTCGTTGTCGAGCCTCTGGTAGAGGTCCCAGTCGATCGCCGCGACGCCGCGGAGGAACTCGGCCTGGATGGCGCGGAACTCCGCCTCGTCCTTGATCTCCTCCCGCGGCGCGCGGAAGTAGACCTTCGGGTCGTAGGGGAGGAAGGTCAGCCCCTTCCAGGGGACCACCGGCTCCTTCCAGCCGGCGACCACGTCCTCGATCACGCCAGGCACTTCGTCGGGCGTGTAGGTGACCGTGATCGAGATCGCCTGCGCCTTGGGCCCCGAGACCCAGGTCCGCGCCAGCTTGCGGTAGCGGGCCAACTGGTCGAGCGCCGACTCGTGCTCGCGGAGGATCGCTCCGTCGGGGGCCTCGAGCGGGATCTCGAAGAGGTACGTCTGGGCCGTGCTCTCGTCCTCGACGTAGCGGTAGGGCGCGTCGGGGTGCTGGATGCCGTTGGCAGCTCCCTGGTGGTCGGCGAACATGCCGAAGAAGGGCCCATCGTAGACGACCTCGTCGCCGCGGAAGACCTTCACCCACTTCGACGAGCCGGGCTTCGGCTTGAGGAGCCCCGGGGCGCTCTGCTGGACCGCGAGGAGGAGCGGGTGGTCGCCGCTGATCTCCACGCGCTGCAGGCTGTAGCGGCTGTGGCGGGCGTGGGCGCCGCTCGAGCAGCCTGCGAAGGCCGCCGAGTTCCCGCCGGGCTTGATGACGAAGCACCGCCGGGCCGGGTTGATCCCGATGAGGCGGGCGATGCGTGCGTTGTAGTCCTCCATCGCCTTGCGGAGGCCGACGAGACGGGCCTCGTCCTCGAAGAGGTGCGGCGCGTCGGTCTGGCCGGTCAGGTCCACGCCGATCTGCGCCTGCTCAATGGCGAGCTTGCGCCAGCCCGACGGGAGGATCGAGAAGTCGACCATGCTCGCCTGCAGGGTCCCGAGCAGGGTCGCGGCGGCGACCTTGTCGGCGAAGGTCTCCCAGGTGTCGCCGGCCCGCGCCACGGCGGCCGAGAGGTTGCAGAACTGGCCGGCGCCCCCGTCATCGTAGTCGGGCAGGTAGCCGCGCTCGAAGAAGTCCTTGTTGTCCGCGGGGAGCCAGTCGTTGCAGACCTCGCCACAGGCGTTGGGGCGCAGGTGCCCCTCGGTCAGGCCCTCGGTGAACCAGAGGCCTCGCTCGCCGCAGCGCGACCAGAAGGTGTGCTCGAGTTCGTTGCGGAGCTCGTACTCGGTCGTGCTCGGGAGGATGGCCGCCGCGTTGTTGCTGACGTGGCCAGCGCGCGGAGGGAGCCGCAAGCCCAGCTTGTTCTCCGGCTCGGCGCCGGGGTGGAGGAAGTCCTTGTAGGATCGCATCCCCAGGTCGCGCACGTCGCTCGTGGTGATCGCCGCCATCCGGCGCACGCCGCCGCAGACGATCGCCTCGCCGACCATCGTGTAGAGGTAGTGGACCTCGGTCGACTTGAGCCGCCGGCCGCGAGCTTTGCCGCAGACCTCGTAGATGGCCTTGATGAGCTCGCGCAGCGGGTCGGGGCCGCTGCTGTAGCCGCCGCGCCGGCGGAGTGGCGCTCCCTTCTCACGGAGGCGGCTGTAGTCGAAGAAGTCGGGGTCGTTGTGGCCCGACCAGGCGAGCCAGGTGGCGACCTGGACGGCTCGGCCCCAGCCTTCGAGGCTGTCTTCGACCCGGAACTTGCCGAACCACTCGCACTCCGGGTAGGCAGACAAGACCTTGCGCACCTGATCGTAGGTCTCGACCAGCGAGCGGTTCGCTCTCTTCACCTTCGGCAGCGCCATCAGGACCGGAGTCCTCTTGCCGTGGCGCTTGATGTACTTCTCGGTCGAGAGGCCGACCCCGCAACCCGAGCCGGCGACGACGAGCGTCTGCCAGAGGAACCCGGGCCGATCGGCCATCATGGTCATGCAGTTGTAGAAGATCAGATCGTTGGGCGTCTCGTTCGGCTCGTCGACGCCGAGGCGGGCCTGGGCCAGGAGGCGCATCGCCGGGAGCGCGCCCAGCTTGAGAAGCTGCTCGCGGGCGTTGCTCCACTCGGGAGCGAGCTTCGGGTTGGAGACGAGCGCCGGGACACGCTCCTCGTAATAATCAGCCGCCCGAGTCAGGGCCTCCTCGCGGGTCTCGCGCCGGCCGAGCTCGGGGCTGAATCGCTGGTAGGAGCGCAGGCCGACGACGCGGGACAGGAAGTCGGCGCCAGGGTCGGCGAACATCTGGTCAGGGGTAGGGGTGGCGTTCACGGGTTCCTCGTCCTCGGGGTGGGGCAGAGCAAAGCAGGCCGCCTGCGGTAGGGTGCAGGCGGCCCGAGGGGCGTGGGGCAGACGGCGCAAGAGGCCCGTCCGTCATCTACCAGCGGCGTAGAGCCAGGGCAAGACCTCGGCGGCAGAGGTCCCGAACGGGGGGCGCTCGTGTCGGCGGATGTAACTGAGGGGATGGTCGAGCCGGAGATCAGTGCAGCGGCTGACTTCCGCCAGGGCGACATCGCGCGCCGACTCTTGGCTCCCGACCTTGACGAGCGCGAACCCATCGACGGCGCGGGTGTAGTGGGGCATCAACTCGAAGACGCGACGCACACGCATCTGCTCGATCTCGTCCGCGTCGATCCCGTCCAGAGGGGCGTCGTCGGGGCGCTTCTTCGGACCGAGGAGGATGATGTTGCAGGGCGCAACGACACCGCACCAGGAAAGGAGAGGCACGTCACCATCCATATTGTAGGCGATCGTCGACACGGTGCTCCTGTCCTGCAGGACGATGGCGTCGAACTCCGGCGGTCGGTCCAACTCGCCTCGGAGACCTCGCTGGATCTCGCCGAGCATGAGGAGCCGATACTGCGTGAACGTGTCGAACTGCGCACGGGTGAGCTTCGTCCCTCGGATGAGCTTCTTCGCCGCCTCGACGTCCTCCCAGGACATGCCGTCGACAGGAAACCAATCGTACGGCTCTCGGAAGATCATGAGCTTCTTGCTCACACTACGGGGGCCGTAGCCGTACCACCCCAGCAAGTGTGCCAAGGCGTTGATGAGGTTGGTCTTCCCGACCCCATCGGGGCCGTCGAACGTGATGCGCAGCATGATTCTCTCCTTATGAACGAACGTAGATGGACCAGCGATCGACCAGGGCAAGCTCTTCGTAGTCGATGTCGGCATCCTCGGAGTAGACGGAGATGTCGCCGCCGAGGTCCATGACGACGACGAACTCCTTGGCCTGCGTCTCGACGCTGAGCGGGACCGGGTTCTCCGGGTCGCTCGAGTCTCCGAGCTCCCAGACCACGGCAGGCGCCGGCGGCGCGGCGACCAGCCCCCAGGCCCGGCAGACGACCTCCTCGGTGAGCGGAGGGTGGGGCTGCCAACCCGCCGGCGCCGCGCCTGCAGGGCAGACCTGCGTCTCGCCGCTCGGGAGGATGCGGAAGGCCGTGCCGCGCTTCGGGTGGAAGACCAGGATGCTCTGGTCGTTGGACAGGAGCAGAGCCTGGCCTCCGGCCGGGAGCGGAAAGTTGAGCGACGCGATGTTGTCGAGGATGCCCAAGCTTGACCTCAAGACGGCCTGCGCCGCGAAGAAGGTGACGTGCCGGCTCTGGTTCTCGTAGAACGGGTGGAGGGGGCGGATGTGCCCGACGATGTCCCACTCGGGCGGGCGCTGGCCGATGGGGATGGGGGCGCTGGCGTACCAGGTGTGCTCGTCCCCGTACCAGGCAGCTCGAGCTTCGTGGCCCGCCCGCTTGATGACCCAGAAGCCGTAGCCGTAGGTGGCCTCGGCGCCGGGCAGGTCGAAGGGCAGCGGGCCAGGCGCGGCCTTGTCTCTGAACATGATGTCCTCTCCGATGTGCTCGCTCAGGTGGACGGCCTCCCAGGCGAGGGAGACCTCATGCTCACCCCAGGCGGTGAGCGTCGCGTTGGGGCCAGGTCCGTACGCCTGGACCTCCAGGCCGCGCTGGTGCCGGTGGACCACACGGGCCCGCTCGATGCCGCCCTTGCCGATCATGGGCGCCTCCTTGTCGACGAAGGACAGGTCGAACCCGCAGAGGAGGGCGTCCTCGACGCAGTAGGCAGGGACCCAGCGGACCTTGCCCTCCGCGACCACGCCCTCGCGCACTTCGCGGTCGCGATCCGCCGAGGCCCAGGTCTTGCGCGCCCGGGTGTGCCCGACCCGCTGCCAGCCCGCCGCCTCCAGGCTGGTGCCCGGTTCGGAGGCCAGCGTGTAGGTCAGGACGGGGCGCCCGCTTTTCTTCGCCCAGCGGGCGGCGAAGCCGAGGAGGGCGCTCGCGCAGTTCGGTGGGGCGTTGTCGGGCACGATCCCGCGGGTGAACTCGACCCAGCCGCGATCCTGCATGTGCCTGTTGACCGGGCGGCCGATGAGCCCCCAGGCGACAGGGGCGCCATCGGCCTCCACGCGCAGCCCGACCAGGCCGCCGAGGACCTTGGGCAGGTGGCGGTGGTGCTCGGCGCAGGCCTTCCTCACCTCGGCGATAGGGCAGAGGACGACCTGCAGGTGCTTGGCGCCCGCTGGCTTCATGCCCGGGGCGCCTTCACCCCGAGCGGGTTCTCCTCGTTCGGGATCGTCTTCCGGTAAGGGAGCCACGGCGCCGCGAAGCGGCAGGGCCGCCAGCCCGCCGTCGTGAGCGCCGGATGGTCGAAGGGGCTCATGTGCCCGTCGCGGAGGAGCGCGAGCCCCTTGGCCACGTCCTCCTCCCAGGCGGCGCCCGAGGGCTTCGCCGTGAAGGGCCGGTAACTCACGGCGGCGCAGCGCCGGGCCGAGACCAGGAAGGCGCTCGCGGTCCCGCGCGTCACGCGCTCGGCCTCCGTGACGTAGGGCAGGTGCTCGGTCCGCTCGACGGGGTCGCTCGTGTCGAGGGCGAACTTGACCGCCTTGGCGAGCTCATCGAACTCCGGCTGTGCGCCGGCCGAGAGCGTCCGCAGGTTGAAGAAGTTCTCCCACTCGGTCGCGGTGAGGACGCCGTCGACCCACATGTAGGGCTCGAGGGGGCGGCCGGCATGTTGCTTGTGGACGCCGAGCCAGTTGAGCGCCGTCGCCGTGGCGATGGAGGAGAGCGCGCCGAGACGCCAGACGGCGACGGCCGCGGTGCGGCGCCAGCCGACGAGAGGCGCCTTGCCGGCCATTCCCGGGCCGTTCTCGTACCAGCGCGCCGGGATGAAGGGCGTCTCGCGGACCTCGGCGATGAGACGCTTCGTCGGGACAGCTCGCGTGCTCCGGGCGCTCCGGGCGGTGATCCCGTGCGTGTTGATCTCGGCGAGGATGGCCCGCCAGGTGCGGTACTGGATCGTCGTGATCCGCACGCCGTCGCAGATGCTGTCTTCGACGACCTCGGCGGTGATACGAGGGGGCATTGTCTCTCCAAAAGGCAAGAGCCAGCGGGCGCTTCGCTGACTCTCGGTCGGGTGCGACAGGCAAGGCCGCCTGGGCTGGTTAGTACCAGCCGCCGTTGCAGAGGAACCGGATGAGCAGGTCGATCATGGAGTCACCTCGTCTGGTGGTGGAAGGGCTGGGTGGCCCAGTTGTTTCTCGAGGAGGGCGAGGTCCTGGTCAAGAGCCTCGTCCACCGTGTCCGCCCAAGGACCCGTTCCTCTAAGGCGAGGCTCCTCGGCTCGCCACTTCTTCGTGTCAGGGTCCTGCAAGACCAGGTAGCCTCGGCCGAGCAGGTGCGCCTTGAGTGCTTGGCCTGGCCCGTCGGGGCCGATGTAGTGGCGCTGGCCGCAGTAGCAGAGGCCGGAGAGCATCAAGTGTTCTCCTGCAGGTACGCCTTGACGAGCTCGCGAAGGCGCTTCTTCGGCAGGATGTCGCCGGCTTCCATCGTCCAGATGTCGGCTTTGGTGCAGAGGTTGCCGAAGTGGGGGGTCCCGTCGAAGGCGTCGGCCGGGAAGTAGTCGCTGTTCTGGAGCGCCTCGTCCGCGTCGTCGAAGTTGTCTTGCGCGTCGTCGATAGCGAGCGCGTGGTCTTCCGCCGAGTGCTCGTCGCCGCCGAACGCACTGGCGTCGTCGTGCAGGTCCTCCAGTTCGTCGCGGTAGAACGAGACCCGGCTCTCCAGGCGCAGGTGGTCGATCAGGGCGTTCATCTCGTCTTCGGTCAGGGTGATGGGCATGGGCATCAGGTGTTCTCCTCGCTGTTGCCTGCGGGTTTGGTGTGCTTCGAGACTCGCGCCGCCTCTTCCTGGAAGGAGAGAAGGCGCTCCTGGTCCGCGGCCGTGCGGTACGGGGACGTGACGAGGTTGGCGATCTCCTGGTACTTGTCCTTGATCTGGACGAAGATCCCCTTCTCGTCCATCGCCTTGACGAGCGCCTCGCGCTCCTCGTCGCTGAACTTGGTGGAGAGCATCGAGATCGTCAGGGGCTCGCCGCGGGGGCGAAGGTCGGCGAAGGACGGCATGTTGCGAACCAGGCCGCGAGACCTGCAGTAGTCGCCGATCTCCGCGTCGAGCCAGGCGCAGACCTCCTCCTGCGTGGCGCAGATGCGACCGATGCCGTCCCAGAAGATGTCGTACTCACCGTCGCTCAACTTGAGCGAGACGTCCATCTTGAGCGAGAGAGCTTCGGCGAGCAGGGGAGCAAGACGAGGGTCAATCATTGTACCTCCAGGTGGACACGATGTAGCCGCCGATCGTACCGGAGCCGACGAGCAGGATGAACACGCCGAGCGCGTCGCGGAAGAGATCCGGCGCAGCGGGTCGGTCGAGCATCTGGTGGACGACGGCGATCAAGACGAACCAGGCGACGGAGATCGAACAGGTCACGAGGGCGAGGTCGATGATGCGGCGGGTCATAGGTGCCACTCGAGAGCGAGGATGGCCGCTTTCTCCCGCTCGATGGCCGCGTCGCGCTCGGCGCGGAGGGTCTCGACCTGCTGGCGGAGAGCATCGCGCTCGGCCTCGGCTGTGGCAAGCACGGCGCGCCATGCGTCGGTGCCGGTAGTCCCCGTACCGAGGACTCGCCCGCCGGCCAAAATCGACCACGGCGGATCTGCCAAGTTGCTGTAATGCTCGCGCGGGGCGTCGTCTGGGTTGATCATCGGCTCTCCTCCTCGTGAACTTAAAGGGTGTTGTTGTCGATCTTGTCGCGGAGGGCCACGACCATGCTCCTGAGTTGATCGCGCTCGTCTCCGAGGAACTCGACTCGTCGACGAAGGTCATCGCACTCGGCGATCAACTTGTCGTAGGTCTCCTTCGGCATCTGGACGTAAAGCGTCCTCGGCGTCTGGTCTGGCTGGGGCGCGCCGGCCTCGAAGACACGGCAGGCCCCCTTCTTGTACGCGGCGTCCATGTCGCTGAGGTCCTCAGCGGACGCCGGGTTCAGGCACCCGCCGCGCCATTCGCCCCACTTGCAGCGGCTGCACTGCTCCGAGTAGTAGTTGTGGCTCATCGAGCACCCGTCGAGCCGAAGCCGCCGGTCCGCGTCGCTCCCTCGTCGGGCTCCTCACACCCGAGGCGGGGCGACAGGGGGCTCCCTGGGAAGACGAGCTGCGCGACCTTGTCGCCGGCGGAGATGTCGAACATGGGGTCCCAGTGCCGTGCGAGCACCTTGTTGTCCCCTGGAATGTAGCGCAGGATCGCGCAGAACTCCCCCGGGAAGTCAGGGTCGATGGTGCCCGGCGCGTTGACGACCTCGACGCCAGCGAGGGCCATCGAGCTCCGCGGACGGATCTCGCAGACGAGCTCGTTGATGTGGAAGACGTCGTCACAGGTGCCGAAGATTCGATCGTCCCAGGGAATCGCCTTGGCGATGAGCCCCGGCGTGAAGCGGAAGCCGAGCGGGACCTTCGTCGGGACGAAGGGGTAGAGGGTCACGTCCTCGCGGGCGAAGACGTCGAACCCGACGGAGAACGGCGTGGCCCGCTTAGGAGCCTTGCCGCCGGGGAGGACCTCGATGATGCGGCCACGGACGTAGAGATCGAGCATGGGCTACTCCTTCGTTGACTTGTAGAGACCGCAGCCGACTTCGCGCAGGTGACCCTGCGCGACGAGCCAGGCGAGGGCATGTCGTTCCACCGCAGGTCTTCTACCCGGGAAGACCTGCCCCGATGCGGCTCGCTCGTAGACCTTGACGAACTCCTGACCCTTGACCTCCTGGCCGTCGACGATGAACAGGGCCTCGTCCAAGTAGGCGAGGGACTTCTTTGGCGGAGAGAAGCGTGGGCGTCGGGTGAATGGTCTCATCGGTCACTCCGCAAACACCAGGCGGCAAAGTCCACGGCATCCTGCAGTGAAGTGAACGGCTTTTGCCAACCAACAAACACGGCAT